AGATTATGGTTGGGATGCTGATTCATTTTGCCACCGTATCTATGCAGGGAAAGAAAAAACAAATGAAATGCCAGTTACAATTACTACTTGGCAGTCAGTATACAAACTAGAAAGATCATTCTTTGAAGATTATAATGTAGTTATAGGAGATGAAGCACACCTATTTAAGTCAAAGTCATTAGTATCTATAATGACAAAGTTACATCATGCCAAGTATAGATTTGGTTTTACTGGAACATTAGATGGAACACAGACGCATAAATGGGTGTTAGAAGGACTGTTTGGTCCAGCATACAAGGTGACTAGAACAGATGAATTGATGAAGCAAGGTCATCTTTCACAGTTAGATATACAGTGTCTTGTTCTTAAACATCCTCCTCAAAAGTTTGAAGTATATAATGATGAGATAGAATACTTAATATCACATGAAAAAAGAAATACCTTTATAAAAAATCTTGCATTAGATTTGAAAGGGAATACTCTCATTTTGTATAGTAGAGTAGAAGCACATGGTCAAGTGCTTTACGATTTAATAAATAATAATAAACAATCTAGTCGTAAAGTATTCTTTGTTCATGGTGGGGTAGATGCCAGTGAAAGAGAAATGGTTAGAGAAATTACCGAACAGGAGGAACATGCGATCATCATTGCGAGTTATGGTACTTTTAGCACTGGGATTAACATTAAGCGGTTGCACAACGTCATCTTCGCCAGTCCCTCAAAGTCCAGAGTTAGAAATCTCCAATCCATTGGAAGGGTTCTCAGGAAAGGAACTAACAAAGTAAAAGCAATCCTGTATGATATTGCTGATGATATTAGCACAAATACAAGAAGGAATTATACATTAAATCACTTTATAGAAAGAATTAAAATCTACAATGAAGAAAATTTTAACTATGAAATAATCACTATACAATTAAAGAAATGATAGAAGAAGATTTTTATGCTACCTTAAAACTTAATTCTGGTGAAGAAATTTTCGCCAAAGTCGCTGCGTCCGAAGAAGAAAATAGAACTATGCTTATTCTTCATAGTCCTATTAAGATTTCAGAAATCAAAGGTAAAGTAGGAATCGTTGGATACAAAGTAGAACCTTGGTTAAAGACTACTAAAGAAGATATGTTTATAATGAATCTAGATCATGTCATGACTTTATCAGAATCATCTGATATGGAAATGATAGCAATGTATCAAAGATTCTTACGTGATGCAGAAAAAGATAATAGTAATCAAGCAAAGATGAGTAGAAAGATGGGATATCTAGGTAATATACATGACACTAAAGAACTTCTAGAAAAGATATTTAAGAATCCTTCTAATAACAATAGCTAAAGCGTTCCCTTCAACCCTGACAGAGTTAGTCTATATGTGATTTTATAACTTGTCAAGTCTGCATTTAAATGTTATACTATCTACATAGTAGTGACAAAGACCTATGGCAATAATTAGACCTATGGCAAAAAGAAAAAGGTCGGAGCATTATGTAAACAACAAGGAGTTTCTTGCTGCCTTAATAAGGTATCGTGAGGATGTTGAGATTGCTCAAATACAAGATAAGACTAAACCAGTCATACCTCGTTACATTGGTGAGTGTTTTCTTAAGATAGCAAATCACTTATCATTCAAACCTAACTTTGTTAACTACATGTTTAAGGAGGATATGATCTCCGATGGAATTGAAAACTGTGTTCAATACATACATAACTTTAATCCAGAGAAATCCCAGAATCCATTTGCATATTTTACACAGATAATACATTACGCATTTCTCCGTAGGATACAAAGAGAGAAACGCCAATTAGAAATCAAAAATAAGATTCTTGAGAAGTCAGGTTACAATGAAGTGTTTGATGACAGTAATAGGATTGACGGAGATAAGTATTCAGACTATAATCAGATCAAAGATGCAGTTCATGCTAAACTTCGTAACTGATGAAGATTGCGATCATAACTGACCAGCACTTCGGGGCAAGAAAAAACTCTAAACTTTTTCACGATTATTTCCTGGAGTTTTATAATAATATCTTCTTTCCTACTTTAGAGAAAGAGGGTATTACTACGGTTATTGATATGGGAGATACTTTCGATATCCGTAAGAGTATCGATTTCAGTGCATTACAGTGGGCAAAGGATAATTATTTTGATAAGTTGGAGAGTATGGGAATCACTCTTCATAGTATTGTAGGCAATCATACAGCATATTATAAGAATACAAATGATGTAAATGCAGTAGATCTTCTATTAAGAGAATATGATAATGTAAAAACATATTCAGAAGTAACATCTATAGAAGTGGGTGGTTGTAATGTTCTTCTTGTTCCTTGGATAAACAAAGAGAATGAAGAGAAGAGTTTTGGATTGATTAATAAGTCACAAGCATCTGTGTGTATGGGACATCTTGAATTGAATGGATTCAGAGCAACACCAGGTCATATGATGGAACATGGAATGGACTGGACTGCATTCAAGAAATTTGAGAAAACATATTCTGGACATTATCATTGTCGTTCTAATCAAGAAAATATTTACTATTTGGGAAATCCTTATGAGATGTTCTGGAATGATGTGAATGATGAGAACAGAGGGTTTCATATATTTGATACAGAAACATTAGAGCATACACCAGTCAATAATCCATATAGACTTCATAAAATAATTTTTTATAATGATCAAGATTATCAGTTGTTTGATGCAAGAGAGTTAGAGAATAAGATTGTAAAGGTTGTGGTTCGTAATAAGTCAGACAGTAAAAAGTTTGAGAAGTTTATTGATAAGTTGTATAGTGCGAATGTTGCTGAACTCAAAGTTGTAGAGAATTTTGGTTTACAAGAAGCAGAAGAGTTTGAAGCATTTGAATCTGAAGATACTCTTTCCATACTTAATCGGTATGTGGAAGAATCAGAAGTCAAACTCGATAAATCGATTATTCAAAAAATGATACATGACGTTTATCGGGAAGCATGTGAGTTAGTTTAATGTTTATTCTAACTATCGAAGGTAAGGAGAGTGAAGGTGCATACTCGGTTATAGATGAAGAGGGTGATCAAGTCCTCTATCTATTTGAAGAAGAGGATGATGCTATCCGCTTTGCTATGATGTTAGAGGAATCAGAACACCCTCCGATACATGTGCTTGAAGTAGAAGATCAGGTTATGTTAAAGACCTGTCAAATGCACAATTATAACTATACAGTTATAACTTCTGCTGATGTTGTAATCCCGCCAGAAACTGGTAATGATCTTATTTGAAACAATTCGCTGGAAAAACTTTTTAAGTACTGGAAATCATTTTAGCGAGATAAAATTTAATCAACATGCTTCTACTCTGATTACTGGTAGTAATGGATCAGGTAAAAGTACAGTATTGGATGCACTTACCTTTGGTTTGTTTGGTAAACCATTTCGTAAAATTAATAAGTCACAACTTATTAATAGTATGAATGAAAAGGATGCAAAGGTAGAAGTTGAGTTTAGTATTTCATCGACAGAATGGAAAGTAGTAAGGGGTATAAAACCAAATATATTTGAGATACATCGTGATGGTAAGTGTTTAGATCAATTCTCTTCTGCCAATGATCAGCAGAAGTGGTTTGAGCAGAATGTTCTTAAGATGAACTATAAGTCTTTTACACAGATTGTGATTCTGGGATCAAGTACATTTGTTCCTTTCATGCAACTGACTAGTTCTAATCGTAGAGAAGTGATTGAAGATCTATTAGACATTAAGATCTTCTCTAGTATGAACAATATTATTAAAGAAAAGATTCGTGGTATTAAAGAAGAAGTAAATGTTCTTTCTCTCAAAAAGGAATCTCTTAATGATAAAGTTGCCATGCAAGAGAAGTTTATCAGTGAGATAGAATCACAAGGTAAAGGGAGAATAAAAGAAAACAAAGAAAAAATTACTACTCTTTTTACGGAATCTGATGATTATGTGTCAGCAAATGAACAACTAGAAAATAATGTATTTGATCTTACAAAACAACAAGAAGAAGTAACAGGAGCTACAGAAAAGTTACGAAAGTTAGGAAATCTTAAAGGTAAGATATCTCAAAAAGTATCGACCATTACTAAAGAGCATAAGTTTTTCACAGAGAATACGGTTTGTCCTACATGCACACAGTCTATTGAGGATGGGTTCAGAATAAATAAAATTGCCGATGCTCAAACTAAAGCAAAAGAGTTGCAATCTGGTTATAAAGAACTGGAAGAAGCAATTAAAAACGAAGAAGAGCGAGAGCATCAATTCACAAAAATATCAAAGGAGATTACTCAACTAACGCATGGCATTTCTAAAAACAATACTCGCATCTCTGGGTGTCAACGACAAATCAGAGATCTGGAATCGGAAATACAAAGACTTACCGATCAACTTGCAGACAGAAATACTGAGCATGAGAAACTAGCTACCTTTCAAGAAAGTTTAAGAACCACCTACGATGAGTTATCTTCCAGAAAAGATAAGGTAAATTATAATAACTTCATGTATGGATTGCTCAAAGATGGTGGAGTTAAAACGCATATAATAAAAAAATATCTTCCATTGATCAATCAGCAGGTAAATAGATACTTGCAGATCATGGATTTCTATACCAATTTCACATTGGATGAGGAGTTTAATGAAACTATTCAGTCTCCTATCCATGAGGATTTTTCTTATGCTTCTTTCTCCGAAGGAGAGAAGATGAGAATTGATCTAGCACTCTTGTTTACTTGGAGAGAAGTTGCTAGAATGAAGAACTCTGTCAATACTAATCTATTAATCTTGGATGAAATATTTGACAGTTCATTAGATGAGATGGGAACAGAATACTTTACCAAGATTATCCGTTTTGTGATTAAGGATGCAAATGTATTTGTTATCTCTCATAAGACTGGTATGGAGGATAAGTTTGAGAACCATATCAAATTTGAAAAAGTAAAAGGATTTAGTAGGATAGGAGTATGAAAGTATTAGTTACTGGGCATAAAGGATTCATTGGAAGTCATGTTTATGAACATTTAGTCGGACTTGGTTTTGATGTTACAGGAATAGATTTCCCAGTTGATATTGGTAATTTTGCAGAGTATAGTGATCTATATGATCCAAAATTTGATGTGGTGATTCACCTTGCTGCATTTGCTGCACTTCGAGATAGTATAGAGAACCCTAATAAGTTTTGGGAAAACAACGTAGAGAAGTCTCAACCTATCTTTGATTACTGTAGAGAGAATAATGTCAGGTTACTTTATGCTAGTTCTGCTGGTGCTCATGGGTGGTGGCAGAACCCTTATGCTATAACCAAGAAGGTAAATGAAGTTCAAGCACCACCTGATAGCGTAGGAATGCGTTTCTTTAACGTCTGGGCAGAGGAAGGTAGTAGAAATGATATGTTGTATAGAATGCTTCAAGAAGGCACTGCCAAGTATCTTACAAGGCACAGGAGGGACTGGATACATGTAGATGACGTTGTAAGTGCTATTGGTCATCTTATACCAAGCACTCATACTGGATATATTGATATAGGAACAGGACAGGAAACATCAGTTCTAGAGTTGGCAGAAGCAATGGGTATGGGACATTTACCTATTAAAGAGGATACACCTGGTGAACCAGACAGTTTATGTGCTGACACAAGAGAGTTGCGTAATTTGGGATGGTTCCCTACAATAAATATTATGGATACTGTGAGGAATCATGTCTGAAGAAAAATGCGTTCAAATAGGAAGCAATCCAGCAGTTCTAAATGAACCTGGTGGTCAGGACAAGTATACTGTCTGTCATGGTATGGGAACTGAAGAATTAGAAGCATGGGGTGAAAAGGATGAAAGTTCCTAATTGGCAGCATCATTCCAAGAAGGAAAAGAAACGCCATCTTAAACCACAGGCATTACGAAGTGCCAAAGCAAGAAGAAGACACTTGATAAAGTGTCTACAGACCTCCTCTCAAGGGAGGTTTTCGTGTATTATAGGTATATACGAAAGGAAATTACATGCCAGTTCAGCAAGAAATCAAGTCACAACTAGCAAAGTTGCTTGCTACTGAAGATATTGTAGTAGAGCACAAGCATGTTGAGACAGCACAGTTTAATGTAGACACTCGTGTATTGACCCTTCCTATCTGGGAGAAGGCAAGCAACTATGTATATGATATGCTTGTCGGTCACGAGGTAGGACATGCACTCTTCACTCCTAATGTGGATCCTCCAAAGCACGTTCCTCATCAGTTTCTAAACGTATGTGAGGATGCTAGAATTGAGAAATTAATGAAGAGAAAGTATCTTGGAATTGCCAAATCCTTTTATAGAGGATATAATGAGATGCATCAAAGTGATTTCTTTGAGATAGAAAATGAAAATATTGATACTCTTAATCTTGCTGATCGGGCTAATCTACATTTCAAGATTGGTTCGTTCCTTCCTATATCTTTTTCAGATCCTGAAAAGGAGATTATCACTCTAATCCAAAATGCCGAGACCTTTACTGACACCATCACAGCAGCAGAAGCGTTATATAATTTCTGCAAGCAGGAGCAAGAATCGAAAGAACAAGTTTCTCAAGCGACTGAAGGAATTCAGTCAGAACTTTTCCCAGAATCCGATTCTGGGAACGATAGTGTACCTTCTGGGGATGGTGACACTGATAGCACTGGTGATACTGATGCTTCCCTTTCTGACTCTGATAGCGATGCTCCTTTGGAAAGTGGGAACAGTGATATTGATAGCGATTTTAGGGGGAGCGATCCTGCTTCTTCTGTAGAGGATCCTAACTTTGATGTTAGAACAGCATCTTCATTAAATGATAAGTTGAAGGATCTTTTATCAGAAACTTCAGTAGAGAATGTGTATGTAGAGATTCCTAAAGTTAATCTTGATAGTGTTATCGTATCTAATGAAATCATTCATAAGATAGTTGATGATCATTATCTTGCAGCAGAAGAAAAATATAATGATGCGTTAGCAGAAAGATATGGGGAACATGAGAATGTTCCTGAAGGATTAGAATATCTTTATCCTAAAACTACATTTGAGCACCCTGATAGAGAGTATGTTAAATTCAAGAAAGATGCTCAAAAGGAAGTGTCGTATCTTGTTAAAGAATTCGAGTGCAGAAAGTCTGCTGCTGCTTATGCTC